TTAAGACCCTGCGGGAGCAGATGGCGCGGATCGCGACCGAAGCCCGCTCTAAGCTAAATGAAGTTACCGATAGCACCGACGAGGCGCGCGCCGCGGAAATCGAACGCGAGTTTGACGCCGCCATGGCCGAACATGACCGGCTTTCGAAGCTGGTGGAACGCCACGAGCAGGTCGAGGCCGTCGAAGCCCGCGCGAAAGAGGTGGATATCTCGAAGCGTCCGGTTCCGGCCAATGCCGAAGGCCGCGGCGTCGATACCGGCAAGGCGATTGCCTATCGCGAGGCATTTTATGAACTGATCCGCAACGGCGGCATTGACGGGCTGGACCCGGAAGTGCGCGGCGTGCTGCGGGCGGGCGTGCAGAACGTCGAAGCGCGCATCCAAACTGCTGGCACCAACAGCGCCGGCGGTTACACCGTTCCGGTCGAGCTGGCGAATTTCATCGACCAGGCGATGGCCGCCTATGGCCCGATGTACAGCGGGGACATTTGCACCACGCTGAACACTTCCACCGGCGCGACCTTCAACATTCCAACGGTCGATGATACCGCCGTGACTGCGGTTGCACACACCGAGGGCACCGCGCTCACGGATGACGGCGGCAAAGACGTGACGTTCGGCCAGGCGCAGCTTGGCGCGTATGCGTTTGATACGGAGTGGGTGAAGTGGTCCTACGAACTCGCTCAGGACAGCATCTTCAACATGGAGCCGATCCTGGGATCTCTCTTGGGCGAGCGCCTGGGCCGGATCGCGAACAGCAAGCTGACCACTGGCAGCGGTTCGTCTGACGTGCAGGGCATCGTGACCGGTTCCAGCCTCGGTAAAACCGCCGCCTCGGCGACGGCAATTACCGCGGATGAGATCATCGACCTGCTGCACTCGGTCGATCCGGCTTATCGGTCCAGCCCGAAAGCGGCTTTCATGCTGAACGACAGCACGCTGGCAGCTATCCGCAAGCTGAAAGACGGCGACGGCAACTACCTGTGGCAGATGGGCAACTATCAGGTGGGCGTGCCGGGTTCGATCCTGGGTTATCGCTACTACGTGAACCAGGCAATGGCGAGCCTGACGACTGGCCAAAAGGTCATGATCTTCGGCGACTTCTCGAAATTCTATGTTCGGAAAGTCGGCGCTCCGGTCGTGACTGTAGTGCGCGAGCGATTCTGGCCCGACCTGGGCATTGCTGGCCTTATCCGTTTCGACGGCGTCCTGGCCAACACTGCCGCGATCAAGCACCTGATCACAGCTTAAGGTTGGGGATAACGGGTGAGGGCTCCGGCTCTCACCCACCTTCACGGGATCTGATATGAAAATCAAACTGTTGACATCAATGGCTGGCATAAATTTTAGCCACAATGCGGGCGATATCATCGAAGTTGATGATGCCGACTATGTCCGCAGACTGGTTGAGAATGGCGTTGGCGAGATCGTTGACGAGCCGGCGGCGGTAGAAACCGCCACCAAAAAAACAGCCACGCGTAAGGCAGCGAAATGAACGACTTGCATCTGCTCGAACGTGTGACCGGCCCTACCGCGCTGCCTATCAATTTGGCAGACGTGAAAACCCAGTTACGCATAGAGCATGATGACGAGGACATCTATTTAGATCGGCTAATTAACGCCGGCATTGCCACAGTTGACGCAAACGGCATGTTAGGCCAAGGGCTTATCACGCAAACATGGGCGCAATGGATGAGCCATACGCCGCCACGCGAGGTGGCGTTGCAGCTTGGCCCGGTGCAGTCAGTGACGGCGGTTAAATACTATGACGCGAACGGCGATCTGCAAACTGACACTTTGGCGAATTATGATGTTTTTGGCCTGTCTTACAATAAGACGGTAAAGCCAAAGACCGGATACAATTGGCCAACGGCACAAGTCCGCCAAGACGCTATCAAGATCGAATATGTAATTGGCTACGGCGATGCGCCGACAGACGTTCCGGACACGATCCGCCACGCCATGCTTATGCTGGTGGCGTACTGGTATGAAAACCGCGAAAATGAACTAATCGGCGTGAACAGCAAAACGCTGCCGTTCGGCTTTGAAGATTTGCTGAATCTGCACCGGGAGCGGTTCTATGGCTAGAGCCGGGCTATTTCGGGACCGTGTGACTTTCCAGCGTATGGCATCGTCTGCTGATGACTACGGGAACACAACAGCAGCCTGGGCCGATCACGCTTATCGTCACGCAGATTTTCGCGAGCGTCTCGGCAAGGAAGCAATCGAAGGCGGCGCGCTGCAAGATGTGGCGGCGGCGACAATGCGAGTTCGCGCCGATACTACGACAAAAGCGATAACGGTTGCTGACCGAGTCTATGCGCGTGATGCGGTGTGGGCGATCCGATCCATATCTCAAGTTGACGCTATGGGCGAAGTTCTAGAGATGCTCCTAGAAAAGGGCGTTGCAGCATGAGGGTGCACGCGAACGCGGTTATCAAATCGTTTAAGACTCTGCCGCGTGCACAGCGCAAGCTAATCGGCGATGCAATCCGCACTTCGACTCTTGAAGGTGTGCGCTGGGCTCGCACTCTTGCGCCTGTCGATAGCGGCGATCTACGTAGCGGCATTCATGCTAAATTCGACTTTGGCAGCGATACGTTGCGGGCTTCAGTAGAAGCCGCGCCTCCCGACGGCGAAAGCCAAGCAAAGGCGTTGTCGATTGAGTTTGGCCGGCGATATACCAACGCACGCCGCGCGCCCGGTCGCCCGGGCCTGAAGAACCGCGGCACGACAGAGCCGCATCCGTTTATGCAACGCACACAAGCGTTGCTTGGCCGCAAACATCGCAATCGGATCAAGCGCGCGATCCGCAAGGCCGCAAAAGAGGCGGGCTTCAAATGAGCGACGGATTTGCCTTGGCCCTGCAAAAAGCGGTTCGGGTTGCGCTGCTGACTGATAGCGGCGTGACTGATTTGATTTCAACCCGGCTATATGACGAACCGCCGGCAAATGCGGTTTATCCATATGCCCGTTTTGGCAACATTGTGGCCGACACGTTCGACACGGATGGATCGACCAGCGCCGACGTTGCTCTGACTTTGGTAGCTCACTCGCGTTCCACCGGACGTGTCGAGGCATCGCGCATCGCGGAGGCGATCCGGGCTGCGTTGCATCGCCAAGAGTCCGCTGTAAGCCCGACCGGGTTCACCCTGGTCGAGTTGATTTGCGAACAATATTATGCCGACCGTGATGATGCTGCGGGCAGAGGCTACACCGCGACAATCATGTTTTCGGCGCTGATGGAAACCGCCTAGCGGTCCTGCCCGGTTGCGAGGTGGGCGCTCGCGTAAATTGAAAGGATCGAGACGATGGCAAAACAACTAGGCCGCTCTCTACTGCTAAAAATCGGCGATGGTTCTGGATCTGAGGCGTTCACGGCATTTGCCGGCATGAACAGCAAAAGTCTGACCATTAACAATACCGCGATTGACGTGACGACGCCAGACGCGGCCACGCCGGGTGGCGCGCTCTGGGCGCAAAGTCTCAACGGTCTAAAGTCGGTCAGCTTGTCTGGTGACGGCATTTTCCTGGACGAAAGCGCTCAGGAAGGCCGGCTTAATACCATTGCCATGCAGGCAGATCCGGTCGCCAATTTTGAGGTTGTCGTGCCGGACTTTGGGACGTATGCCGGCGAATTCCGCGTCACATCGCTTGACTTTGGCGGTGACACGGAGGGCGCGGTCACGTTCTCAGCCTCGTTTGAGTCTAATGGCGCGGTGACGTTCACGGCGGCATAATGACGATCACGGCTAAGGCCCCGCGCGGAGGCGTTGTCGAAATAGTTGGCAGCGCCTCCCATGTGTTCTTGCTGCGCTGCGCCGAAATCGAGCGCTTTGAGGATCAGCACCGCGGGATATTTGATCTATGGGATGGCTTCTTCGGGCGCGGGCAAAAACCGACGTCGAAAGAAGTAAAGGATTTGTTGGCGCTAGCATTGGTCGGTGGCGGCAAGTCTGATGCGCAAGCTGACAAGATCATCGAGGCGGGCGGCGCTGAGATGCTGCTCCGCTATTACCAGATTGCCCAGGCGGTGTTGGGAATTGCTCTCATGCCTGATGCGCTGGATCAGACGCCAACTGTAAAAAAAAAGCGGGTTCGAAAGGCGACGGCAGATTTAACGTCCGATCCCTCATCCGAAGCGGGATCGTTGCCGGCCTAAAGCCCGTCGAAATCCGGGCTATGATCCCGCGTGATGTTCGGCTAGTATTTGATGGTTGGCAGAAGGCAAACAGCCCAAAACAGCCTGGCAGCGACGCGCCTAGCTTAGCTGATGCGAGGGCGTTGGCGGAAAGGTACGGATAAAAGTGGCAATTTCCGCTCAAGAACTAAACATCATCTTAACCGCCAAGGATAAGCAGTTCGCCAAGGCCATGGCGGACAACCAAAAGCGGGTGGAGCGGTTCGCCGCTAAGTCACAAAGAGACCTGTCAAAGACCGGAAAATCATTCTCCGCCTTGGGCACAGCGGCTAAGCGATTAGCGCCATTGCTTGCCGCAGCATTTGGCGCGCGCGCCATATCGAATATGATCAACGCCGCGGCGGAACTTGGAAACTTAGCGTCGGTGGCGGGACTCAGCGTCGAGAGGTTCCAGGAAGTTGCGTTCGCCGCGCAGCAATTCGGCGTTAGCACCGAAAAGATGGCGGACATTCTCAAAGACGTGAACGATAAGTTCGGCGATTTTGTGCAAACCGGCGCGGGGCCGCTTGCCGACTTTTTTGAGAATATAGCGCCAGCCGTTGGCCTGACAGCGGACGCCTTTGCTAAACTGTCATCTGAGGAAAAGCTAGGTAAGTACATACAAGCATTGGAGAAAGCCAATCTATCGCAAGCTGATATGACCTTCTACCTTGAGGCAATTGCATCCGATAGCACGTTGTTACAGAAGGTTTTTGCCAACAACGGAGCCGAACTGGATCGGCTGTCAACTAAGATCAGAGACGCCGGCGGCGTTATGGACAAGGAGATGGTTGATAAGGCCAAGGCGGCTAAAGAAGAATTTTCCTTGGCGTCTGCAGTTATTAACACGCACTTTGCCGTTGCCTTAAGCGATCTGGCGCCGCTGTTGACGGATGCGGCGTATCTGATTAGGCAAGTTGCATCTGCCATTGGCGAATCCTATAACGCGGTTCGCAACTTCTTTAGCGAGATCAACGAACAAGATATCCGTGCGCGGATAAAAAGCATTGATGACAAAATAGCCAAAGTGCAGAAGGAGCGCGGCGGGAAAGCTGGAACGCAGCAACGCCTGCAAGAATTGTACAGCGACCGCACCCGGCTAGAGGCCCAGTTGCCGAATCTCGCGGAAGATGAAAGTATTGTTGGCTTGCCGACAGCGCCACCGCCGCCTGGCGGCGGGCCAAAGCCGCCTGGCAGCAGGGTAAAAGCGTCGACAGCACCCGAGCGTGAAGCCGCAGAAAAGCGACTAGAGATGCTACGGAAAGGCCAGCTTGCCACTCTGCAAGCCTATGCGGATGCGGTGGCAGAGGGCGAGGACGCCGCGGCACAGATGGCGGCGGACCATGTTGACCGGCTGCGCGACGTCCAAGCGGCGTATGACAGCGTGCGCGGCTCCATTGATCCGCTTTATTCGGCGTATCAGCAAACCGGCCAAGCTATTGTCGCTGTCAATGACGCGCTCGCGGAGGGCATTATCACCGAGCAGCAGGCATCTGCTGATCGCGAGCGGTTGATTGAGCAGTTAAAACAAACGCAAGATGAACTGAGCGGCACGAAAGATTTGATGAATTCGCTAGAGCAATCAATCTCCACGGCGTTCGGCGAATTCATTACCGGATCGGCATCGGCTGGGGACGCCTTCAAGCGTTTGGCCGCCACTATCATTCAAGAGTTAATTCGCATTGAGATTCAAAACGCCAAGGTTGGCAAGGCCAGCCTGATCGGCTCGCTGTTCAAAGGCGTTGGCGGGCTTCTCGGCGGCTTGTTTGGCGGCGGCGGAGGGGGGTATACCGGCAATGTCTTCGGAGCGCCGGTTCCGGGCTTTACCCAGCCTCTTGCATTAGG